GGGCCAGTTACATTTATATCGTAGGCCACTCTAAAGTTTTCTGGGGTCTCATTAATTATTTTTGTAGGACCAGCGCCACCACCAGCATTGTTAACTAGCAGGTCAAGGGTTATGTCCTTATATTTTTCAAAGAATACCCTTATTGCCTTAGAGTCTGTAATATCTAACTGATATACTTCAACATTTTCAGAAACTAATTGTGAAACTTTTGATAAATTTCTAGATACTGCTATAACTTTATATCCATTTTCAGATAAAAACTTTACAGTTGCATAACCAACACCTTTACTGGCCCCAGTAACTATTGCTGTTTTCACTTTATTTATTAAGAACTTTTTCGCATTTGCATATTATTATGTATCCAGTGTCCAGGAATCATATATTTAAATTTATTTTTTACTAAATGTGCGGTATGGTAATAGGGAGCAGCAGATGGAAAAATAATTATACTTCCTGCTTTAGGTTTTACAGCAAAATCAATTGAATTATTTTTTAATGCTATATCATAATCTAGGTCTGGAGATGGTTGCATACCAACTTCTTTATATTCAGATAAAGTAAATGATACCTCTCCACCATCAAAATCATCATTTAAATAAATATTAAATGAATATCTTAAAGTTATATCTCCATCGTTTTGATCAAAATGAGAACCCATGCCAACTCCAGCATTATATTTTTTTATGTTAAAAACAGGAAATAAGTTTGGTTCATCTGAGTCACCCATTGCAGCACCGTAGTCTTTACAAACTTCGTAAAAAGATTCAAATATTGTATTATAAACAAAAAGCATTTTAGACTTATATGGCTCTTTCATATTTTGTATTTGATTTAAGTCATATGTTTTTGTAAATCCATATATAAAATTTTTATCATTTGATGCAGTCCAATCTAGCCATGAAGAAACTCCGTCAGACTTTTCCATTTCATCTAACTCATCAATTGTTTTCATTAGATTATCAAAATCTTTAATGCAGTCTTCATAGTAGTAAACTTTTTGTTCTAAAATTTGTTTTTTCATTTTTTACAAGTTCTCCTTAGTATCTATTTTTCTCATAATGACCTATTTCTTTTACAAAACCAACAAGAACATACCTTATTGGCCCTTCAGCAACATGCTTTACTCCGTGCTCATATTTTTCATTACCTGGGAAAACTAACATCTCTCCTGGCTTAGGCCTTAACTCTAAGTTTAAGTTTTTAAAAAAAAGTTCTCCTTCATTATAGTCATCGTTAAGATATAGTATGGTTGCATATTGAATAGATGGATCAGTGCGTTGATCGGTATGGGATTTTAATTCAACTCCTGGTTGCATTCTTTGAATAGTAGCAAAACCACTTAAATGCAGGTTTGGGTCAGACTGAACAACTAAATTATTAAATTTTTCATACATAGGGTGGTACTCACTATAGCCTGAAATATTTAGATTTTTATCAGCCCAATTTTGAGTAATTTCAAATTTTCCTTCAGCAACAAGATTTTCAACATCATCTCTACCAAATTTTTCCATACAAAATTTTGGCAAGTTTGATAGATATTCTACTTCCCAATCTGCTTGAGATGCTTCATTAATTTTACTCCAAATAAAGTCTGTTTCTTGTTTTGATAAAATATTTTTAACTAGTAACACTTCATCTGTAATTTCTTCAAACTCATAATTATTTTTTACTAATTGTTTTTTAAAATTTTCAATCATTGAAAACCTCTTCAGGTTTATATTTGTTTCCGTTCATATCTATTTTCCAGCCTTGCTTAAGTAATTCTTGCCACTCTTCTTTTTCAATTTTTTGAGCATCTCTAATTTTTTGCATTTCTTCTGCCCAAGCGTCTCTTGTTTCTTGTGAATAAGCAGATTCTTCTCTATCATCCCAAAAAGATCCTATTGTATATCTAATACCTTTAGTAATTAAAGATACTTCATGCATATTGTTAAATCCCCCATCAAAAACAGCAAGCAATCCTGTTTTTGGTACTATAGATATATCTTGATCTGGAAAGTTTAATACTCCACCTTCAAAATCTGTATTTAAATATAAAAATCCAGCATATCTGCTTCTTGCAAATGGTCCAGTATTTCCATGCTCATCTGTATTATCTGAATGAATTCTAGCGTATGCCCCTGGTTCCCATTTTTGAGTATGATATCCAATTTTAACAATTGCTGACGGATCAAGATCATGCACTGTTGCAATAGCATTAGAAATTCCTTTTTCAATATCAGAAAAAATTGTTGGACTTAGTCCAATATCAATAACTTCTTTATCATTGTCCAATGGCAACACTGAAGAATATGATTCATAAAATGATATTGGCATCCAAGAAATACTTCCAACTTCTGCATGTTTATCTAAAACTTTTACAATTTTTGCAGCAGTGTCCTCATTTATAAAATTTTCATAAACAATAATATCCTTAGTTATTCTTTTTTTATTTTCTAAATTCATGGTTTTTTATCACCTGTATGCTCTGTTATTTCCCAAAAAAATGGACAGGTATATCTAATGCCACTTTTTATCTCTGTTACTCCATGGATATATTGCATATCTCCTGGGAAAAAATAAGCAGCGCCCTTTTTGGGTTTAAACTTAACTCCTTGATTTGGAAAATATAATTCTCCACCTTCATAGTCATCATTTAAATAAAATAAACTTGAAAGATCGTAGTTTGGAAAATCGTTTGGCTCTCCAGCATCTGGACCTTCATGCAATTCTTTATCTGCATGAGGCATCTGTAGGTGACCTGGTAACCACCTTACAATTGTTGTTCCTGTTGGCTTAACTTTTACTTTATAAAAATCTTCAACAATTGGTTGTAATTTTTGAAATAGTCCAGCGATAACTGGTGCAATTGTTGGATCATTTTTATCTAAACTTGGTGTGGTTGCAACTCTGTCTTTCCAAAAATCAGAATCATATACAACTGTTCCATTTTCATTTACATGGCTTTGTGTTACATCCCAGATAGTGATAGATTTTGCTGCCTTTTCTAAAAAAGTAATTTCTTCTTGAGTCATAAAATTTTCTAACTCAACAATCATTTCTTTACCATTACCAAAAAATCCTGAAGGGGTTATTGACCTTGTTCTTTTAACAACTGTTGGGGTATTGTCTATTTTATTCATATTAAGATTATACCAGAAATATTTTATTTAAATAATAGTTAGTTTTGTTAATATTTCTATGCCTGTTGCTGCTTTGTATTATCAACTACGCTTAATCTTAAAGTTTTTACCTCGTGACTTCCACGAGACTCTCCTTTTTCATTTACGGCATCTCTATACCAATCTGTCCACTTTCCAGATTGATTTATTATTTGTGATGCTGCGCCATAAGATTGGTTTGCTTCATTTCTTTTATTGTCTGGATCCTGATATTCATTTATTTCAATAGTAGATTCATTTAAAGCACTTAAAGATATTGGAATAATTGTGGCTAATGGAGTTCCAGCCTTTATTAATATTTCTTTATTTGCTGACCTTGCTTTAATTGCTAGTGGAAGTGGATTATCCAGAAATGAAGTACTTATTATAGAAGACATTGTCTCAAAGTCATCATTGAAATAGTTAACTGGATTAATAGTAAACATGCTTACATTTTGCTCTGTTCTAAAAACTAATCCAGTGTTAAAACTTACACTTCCTTGGCCTCTTCCAGTATAACAAATGTCCTGACCTTGTAAAAGTTCAATATTGCTTCCAGTTTGATCACTAATACCATTCCAGATGAAACTTATATCTTTTGAACAAGACAAATTCCATCCAACTACATTTGCCTGAGTTACTGGAAAACACCTATATGCATGATTTTCTGAAGTTGTACCCATCCAATCTCTTTTTACAGACATTGGTTGAATCTGCATAGTTGACCAAGGCATTTGTTCAACTGAAATATTAAACATTATTCATTAGCCCACTTTGGATCATACATATCTGGAGTATGAAATTTTTTGCTGTAATCTAACATAGTAACAATAGAATATTTTGTTCCAGAATGTACTGGCATTGCTCTATGTGGGTACATAAAGTTTGATGGAAATATAAATAAGTCTCCAGCATCTGGTTTAACATTTAAACCTTGCAGCCTAAAAAATAATTCTCCACCCTCATAGTCATCGTTTACATATGCAACAAGTGAAACGGTACAGTTATAAGAGTATCCATGATCATGGTGCTCCTGAAAATGCTGTCCTGGACCATATTTAATAAAATTAAATGCTTCCCAATACTTTAAGTTATAAATATTAAACTGTTTGCAATAATCTTGTACTGCTGGATTTTGAGCATCATAAACATCTTGCCATAATGCTTGAAGATTTAAAGATACCTGACTTGTGTCATTTTCAATATCAGTTTTTTTAAATTTAAAATCATTACAATCTCTATAGTTTGGCATTAACTCTTGATAGCCAACGTATGCTGGAAGCCAACTATACCCTTTGTCTTCGCTACCAACTGGTTCAAGATTATCCTCAAGCCTATTGATAACATCAAATTCTTTTTTAATTACCCCTTTATAACATACTATGCCATTACCAAGGTTAACTTTATCTGTCCATGTTTGCATTTTTTCCCCTTTATTTATATTCTCTTTTAGACCATACTTTATTTTTATAAACACCACCATCTGGCTTACGATAAAAACTCATGTTGTCTATAAGTTTATCATACATCTGTCTTTGGTCTAGACTTTCTATTTTTTGCTCCCAGTTTTCTCTTTTAAAAGGAAGAACCTGTAAGTAGGGTGTTCCCGCTGGCAAAGTTCCTTCCCAACCTTCTGCAATAAAAAATGGAAATGTTCCAAGTATATGAACCTTGTCAGAATCAACTACTCCAGTTGTATTTAAAAATGGCAGATCAAATCTGTTCATTGGAGTCATAAATAATGCACTGTATCCTTCTGGTAGTTCTAGACCCCAATCTGGATACCAGGCGAAATGATCTTTATAAAATCCCCTTGGATGCTCAAATTGTGGCATTGCCTGTCTTTTACCACAAAAATCTTTATAATTTGGATCAGATATTTTAACATCAATTATTCCTTTTTCATTTTTAAAAAATGTAAGATCGCATGGAGTTTTTAAAACATATCCTGTTGAAAATGCATCTAAAATTGCTGGACATGCTTTCCATGTTGGAATTTTTCCATAATCATCTACAGTTCCTTCTTTTGGAAAAGGACAAATTTCTTTTGATGCTTTATAGTATTCGCCATTTGGCATCTTAGCAAATCTATCTGCATCCTTGTACCACTCTGGAACTACCTTTTGTGTTGGAGATGGTGCAGAAAAACTTTCTTGATTTGATAGTGGCCTATATGGCTTAAATGTAATTATATTTTTAGGTATATCAGAATCTTCAGACAACTTATCTATGTCCTAACTCATTAATATCTGTCATTACCACTACACAATATTTTGTTCCTGATTTTATTGGCAACGATGCATGTTCATAAATATAATTTGATGGACAAAGAACTATATCTCCAACTTTGGGTTTATAAACAAGGTTATCCATTCTTGGAAACTTTAAGTCTCCACCTTCGTAATCATCATT